GGTACTATGAAACTAGAATCAATTTACGAAGAGTGGAGCAAAGACTCTGAAATCGATATGACTGAGTTAGGTAACGAAGCTATTAAGATACCTAAGCTACATCATAAATATTTTCAAATGTATTCATCAGAAAAACTACTCCTACGTAAGTATGAAGCTGAAATGAAAACATTGAAGCTTGCTAAGTATGAATTTTATACTCAAGGTCCATCAAAAGAAACAAATGAAAAAGGTTGGGAGTTACCTGCTCGCGGCATGATATTGAAACAAGAAATGCCTATGTATCTCGAAGCCGATCAAGAAATTATCAGCTTGTCTTTGAGAATTGGAATGCAGCAGGAAAAGGTTGAGTTACTCGAATCAATTATTAAAAGTTTAACTAATAGAGGTTTTCAAATCAAGTCTGCAATTGATTGGAATAAATTTACGATGGGAGCATAATGGATATTATTGAGATAGAACGTTTTGATGAAACGTATAATAAAATAATTTGCGACCCTGGTATTGGATTCGAATTAAACGAGTATTTTACGTTTGAAGTTCCAGGCGCTAAATTTATGCCAGCTGTCCGAAATAAAGTTTGGGATGGTAAAATAAGACTTTACAATGTTATCTCTTGTTTACTTTACGCAGGACTTAATTCATACGTTGAAGAATTTGCCAATAAAAGAAATTATCAGGTTATATATAAATCAGATTTTTCAGCTGATGAGTTTTCTTTAAAAGAAGCAAACGATTTTATTGATTCATTAAACATACCAAACAAGTTTGAACGTAGAGATTATCAAATAGAGGCTTTTACATATGCTGTACGTAATCGTAGATCTTTACTTCTCTCACCGACTGCCTCTGGTAAGTCATTTATCATCTATCTAATAACGAGATATTATAATGCACGGACTCTTATTATTGTTCCAACTACTTCTTTGGTTAGTCAACTTGCCTCTGATTTTGGTGACTATGGGCTTGTATCTGATAAGTGGGTCCATCGAATTTATGCAGGACAGGATAAACAAACAGATAAACCTATTACCATCTCAACCTGGCAATCGATATACAAACTTCCTAAAGAGTATTTCCAACAGTTTGATGTGGTCATAGGTGACGAAGCTCATCTTTTCAAAGCTAAGTCTCTTACTTCTATTTTGTCTAAGCTTAATAATTGTAGATACCGTTTTGGATTCACAGGTACTCTTGATGGCACTCAAACTCATAAACTTGTTCTTGAAGGTTTGTTTGGTCCTGTCAGAAAAGTTACTACTACTGCTGAGTTGATTGATCAAAAACACTTGACTAAATTTGAAATTAAAGCTATAATATTAAAATATCCTGATTCTATACGTCAACAATTAAAAAATGCAGATTATCAAGCTGAGATGGATTTTCTAGTCCGTAACGAAGCGCGTAATCGTTTTATTATGAACCTTACGCTTTCATTAAAAGGAAACACACTACTGATGTTTCAATTTGTAGAGAAGCATGGTAAAGTGTTATATGAAATGTTAAAGGATTGTGGTCGCTCTGTATTTTTTGTACATGGTGGAGTTGATGGAGAAGAACGTGAAGAGATTCGTAGATTATTGGCGAACGAACAAGAAGCTATTGTGGTTGCTTCTGCGGGGACTTTCTCCACAGGTGTCAACATTCCTAGTTTGCGTAACATTATATCTGCTAGTCCTTCAAAATCCAAAATTCGAAATCTACAATCAATTGGTCGCGTATTACGTAAGTCAGCTGGTAAAGACGGTGCAACTCTTTACGACATCGCTGATGATATGAGTTGGAAAACAAGGAAAAATTTCACTATTATGCATTTTGTCGAACGTATAAAAATATATAATGAAGAGAAATTTGATTACAAAATATATCCTGTAAATTTAAAGGACGCATAATGGCGAAAAAGCATTACGTAAATGGTAAAGATTTATATGCAGCAATGATAGTATATAGAGAAAAAGCTGATAAGGCGAAATTAGAAGGTAAACCATTACCGATTATTCCTGATTATGTTGGTGTTTGTTTTATGTTAATATGCAATAAGTTATCAACAAAGCCAAATTTTATGGGATATTCTTATAGAGATGAAATGGTTGCTGACGCAATTGAAAATTGCGTGTCAGCTGCTCATAGTTTTGACCCAAATAAATCAAACAATCCATTTGCGTATTTTACACAAATTGCCTGGAATGCTTTTATTAGACGTATTGCAAAAGAAAAGAAACAAGCATATATAAAACATAAAAACTTTGAACACTCTAATTTGTTAGATGATTTGTTAGAAGAAAATTATATCGCAGGTACAAAAACTCATAATGAATACTCTGATGATATTATTAAAAGCTTCGAAGATAAGTTGACTAAAAAAGTTAAAAAGGCTAAGATTGGAGTCGAAAAATTTATAGAGGAAGATGCTAATGAAGAACTTACACCTATTACCAGCTAATGTTATGGATCTAGTTGATAAAATTGGTGATCCTAATATTAGAGAAAATGAACGTAATAATTATATTTTAAGATTAGAAGCTATTCGTGACTATGTTACAGTGAGTTTGAATACTCACTCACGTGATAAAAATTCTTTTAATAATATTAAAAAGAAATCATATAGATGAAAATAGCACTTATTACTGATACACACTGGGGAGTTCGTAATGACAACATTGCATTTATGGATAATTCGAAGAAATTCTTGGATGAAGTATTTTTTCCTTATTTGGACAATAATAATATTCGTACTGTTGTTCACCTCGGTGACTTGGTAGATCGTCGTAAGTATCTAAACCATTATACAATGCATCGGTTGATGAATGATTTTTTGATACCTTTGGATAACAGAAATATAAACTGTCACTTCATTGCTGGTAATCACGATACTTATTTTAAAAATACAAATGAGATAAATGCTATCGAAAATATTATTGGCGATAGATTTGAAAACAACTTTACATCATATCAAAAATATCCGCGTGAATTTGATTTTGATGGATCAAAAGTATTAATGCTACCATGGATATGTGATGAAAATAGACTTGCCTGTATGGATAAAATTAAAAATACTTCAGCTCAGATTGTCATGGGCCATCTTGAGCTTGCAGGGTTTGAGATGTATAGGGGATCTATGGTTTCTCATGGAGATGATCGTCATATCTTTGATCGCTTTGATATGGTTCTCAGTGGCCATTATCATCATCGTTCCTCTGATGGCACTATACATTATTTGGGTAGTCACGCTGAGTTTACTTGGAGCGATTATGATGATCGTAAAGGCTTTCATATCTTGGATACAGAAACCAGGAACTTGACTTTTATCGAAAATCCATTTACAATGTTCGCTAAGGTGTGGTATGATGATACCCCAGAAGGTACAAAGAACGCTCCAGTTGATATTGATTCGTTGAAGGGCATGAACGTGAAAGTGATTGTCACTAATAAAACAGATCCTTATCGCTTCGATTTGTTTATCAATCAAATTGAAACTGTAGGCGCTCTCGATTTGCAAATCGTTGAAGATCACCTTAACCTTGCGACAGAGGAAGATACAGACATTGTTAACGAGGCTGAGTCAACTATCAGTATCTTTAAAAAATATATAGATCAGGTGAACAGTGCTAATTTAGATAAAGTTAAGCTAGAAAAAACTATCGTTGAACTCTATCAAGAGGCTATCTCTTTAGAATGATATACTTCAAAACTTTGCGTTGGAAAAATTTCCTCAGCACAGGAAATTTGTTTACAGAAATCCAACTTAACAAAACGATAAACACACTTATAATCGGGGAAAATGGTGCTGGTAAGTCAACCATTCTCGATGCTTTGACATATAGTTTGTTCGGTAAAGCATTTCGTAAAGTGAACAAAGGTCAGCTGATCAACACGATCACTCGTAAAGATTTAGTTGTAGAAGTTGAATTTGATATTGGTCACAACAAATATAAAATTGTTCGTGGTCAAAAACCCAATGCATTTGAAGTTTATCAAAACGGCTCATTGCTAAATCAATCAGCTGAGATGAAAGATTATCAAGAGATACTTGAGAAACAAATACTGAAGATGAACTTGAAGTCATTCAGTCAGGTTGTTGTTCTTGGTTCAGCTTCCTTTGTTCCATTTATGCAGTTGACAGCTTCTCAACGCAGAGAAGTTATTGAAGATTTGTTAGATCTTCAAATTTTCACAACTATGAATTTATTGCTAAAAGAGCGTATAGCGGATAACGTTATCGCTTTGAATGAAATTAATACAGATCAAAAAATTGTTATGGAAAAAATCCGTATCATAAAAGAACATCTTCAGGAAAAACAAAACAATAACGAGAAAATAGTTGCTGAAAAAATTTCTATTATTGATGATACGAATTACAAAATTGAAAAATTAAATCAACAGTATTGGAATTATGATTCAGCTATTAACTCTATGAAAGAGCAAATGGTTGATGAACCAACTATTGCGAAACATCTTCAGAAAGTTTCGCAATACCGTCATAAAATAGAGGCAGCTGTCGCTATCACTAAAAGCGACTTGAAGTTTTTCAATGAGCATAAAGATTGTCCGACTTGCTCTCAAACAATTGAAGAAAACTTTCGCGATAAAGTTGTTGCTGAAAAATCAGCTGAACTTAAAGATTCAAAGGCTAAACTTGAACTACTAGCAAAAGAATATGATGAGGCTAATAATAAGTTAAATGAACTTATTGAGGTTCAGTCTGCTATAAACACAAAGCAGATGGAACAGTTTAAGGTCAAGAGTAATGTCGACTCTTTGATAAAGTATCGCGATCAACTTGAGAAAGATATTAAAAGTATCAATGCTGTTCATGAAGCTGACGAAGAAGATAAAATGTTAGAGCTTGAGGCAGAATTAAATTCTGTTGCAACTCGCTATAATGACACTATGGATCAAAAGCAAATATACACCGCAGCTTCTATGTTACTGAAAGACGGCGGTATCAAAGCGAGGATTATCAAACAGTATGTTCCTGTTATTAATAGGCTCATCGGTAAATATCTTTCTGCTATGGATTTCTTTGTTCAGTTCGAGCTCGATGAAGAGTTCAACGAAACAATTAAGTCTAGATTCAGAGATGAATTTTCTTACGCCTCGTTTTCTGAAGGCGAGAAAATGCGTATTAACCTTGCGATCTTGTTTACTTGGCGTGCT